GTCTGGACCAGTGACTCTACGAATCCAATTGATTTCCTCATGGATCGTGTCAGTGTCGAGTGGGGCCAACATTCGGCTGGTAAAGGCAAAATGTGGCGACCATCTCCGCTTCAAATACGATGTCTCGTTCTTCAATGACATAAAATCGGGTTGTGCCCCACCTCGCTTCAAAGCATCGGTATAATTGATGTGATAGCGGGTGAAAAACTCTTGAACAGTGTTGAAATTAAAGAACTTCTGATATTCGGGGCTGGGAGCCCACACATGATCATCACCGTAAAAGGTCGATTCTATGTTGTCATTAATCCTGGCAACATCAATCTTGATTTTCTTCTCGTCTGCAATGGTAATCAACGCAATCAACATATAAAACCAATTACAAAGTCCGTTTAAATCAGCCGTCAGGGTTGTTCCAGAAGGAATTCCCTGTGATTTGGCTGCTACAACGTTCCCGTAAATAGTCTTGAGAAAAATTAAAACTTGAATTAAAATTCTCCTCGCACGCCGATTGATTGGTCCATCATCATACCAGTCACTGATAACATCAGCTGCCCGTTCCATTATATCAGGACAGAGTTTCCCATCCCAAGCTTTATAATCTCCAGCAATCACATTCCCACCGAAGCGGTTCAAACGATTGTAAAGATGAGTCCACTGGGGGCTAGTACAATCTATCCCAACAGCACTTGGCAGTTGAGTACAGTTCTGGTTCATGCACGCAATAAATGCTCCGAAGAACATCCTACACTCGATATTAAAGTGCAGCGGCAGACAATCAAAAAGTCTAGTGGCTCCCGATCTTATCTTGGCCAAACCACGTCGTTCATCTTTCAAATTCGAATAGGCCAACACAAATGGTTGTTCTCCTTTAAGGAGTTGCTGGTGCATCTCTAGTTGTTTGCTCACTAAATATTCATCTCGTGGGCGCATCTCTAGGGACTCACCTGGCACTTCCTTACAATCAAACAGCCATCGTTTGCCTTTAGATCCTGCTGGGCGCCACCATTTAAAAGGTACACCCGGACTTGTAACTGGGTTCAGCCGACTAAAACCGGCTCCTTGTATTCCATTTATTGCCTCATAAACAGTCAACAATCTTTTGGTCACGCCTTTGGGGACATAACACATCAGAGTCGAAAGAATGAGGGAAGCTGCAATTTCGATATTATACTTTGAGAATGGTTTTGTTCTCTCGGAAAATTTCTTAGCTCCTTCATTAATAGGGGAATACTTTTC